TACGTCCTAGACCCCGAATATTTTCTTTTCTAGGACGGTGACGCTTAGATACGTTCCACAATTTGACCCGGGTATCTCTCTAGCAGAGACCCCGGTGGTTGAATCAACGAACGTCTTAACGTTTACCAATTACTTGGCAGTCTACCTCTCAATCCAAAGTATCTTTTGCTTATCCATGGCTTTCTCCTATTATTCTATCATGGAGGAACTTGTCAAAGTTCCCCGATAGGTGATAGATCCAAATTTGCTTCCAAAGCCCTTACTGCCAAGTCCTCACGGACCTGAAGAAGGGTATTCGGCGTATAAGGACCAATAGAGATTCCATGCTCCACGGTGGATAACCCACCAGGAGGATCGATCTTTCCGTCACTATACCATCAAAGTCCCACTGACCCTATAATGATAAGTGCCACTGATAGCCCAACCAGCGTGCTAAACGCATAGTCTGACCACCCATGTTCTAATACTAATTCTCCCAGAATCTCATCACTCGTGATGTCCTGTGCTGTCGGTAGGTCATGCTTAATCCGATAACCCCTCGGTCCCTTTTGAAGGTACCTTGGAGCTCATCATAGCGAGTATCATAACCACCCTAGAATCATTATCAAACCTGAAAATATCGACCACACAACTACTTTTACAGGATCTCGTACCCATGCAGCGCTTTCTACTACCGTTGAAAGTCTCAGTTCAATCGGCTTCCGTCATGATTGGTGTATTGCCCTCCATAACGCTATTTCCGACATAGACTTATCTCTGATCTTAATTTCTTTCTTAATATCAATAGAAGACAAATCTGATAGCTCATCTAACCTTTCCTCTAATCTCTCTAACTCCTCCCTTAGGAGTTTAAAGCTCATCAAGGGCCAAGTAGAATGAACCATAAACCCAAGTTTCTTCAAGGTATCTCCCATAACCAGGGATCCATGAAGTACCGGTTTCTCTAAGATGGTCCGTAGATACGAATGGATTTCCGCACCTACTAAAACAGACAACGCCCTTGGGGTTGTCTTGTTAAGAGTATACAAAATCGGGATTTTACTTGAAATATCCAAATCTGCATACCGAGCCATCACAGTGAAACCAGGCACTAAGGACCTGATTCGATCAGACAGAGCTTGTCTCTTGATCATGACTAATTTTCGCGACGCCCTTGCCCAGTATTCTGAGTAGGTGTCGGCTGTGGGTATGGAGGGATTCACTTCCCCAACCTTCACCAGTGTCAGCCACTCTTCAAAAGAGTACTTGAGTTTCTCCAAGACCAATAAAACAGACGAACATCGCCCGCTTAATCGATCAAAATTTCGGTAAATATTCCCTCTTACTCTAAACCCGTAGTCTAACAACATCAATGCAGTTGCATGCGAAAGCTCATACTTACGTACAAACTCTGGCAGCACCAGTAAAGACGAGAGTGAGGCCCCGAGTTCCAGAAGTGAGATGGGTGAAGCATCCCCAGCGGGCGTTATGAAACGTTTCGCAAACTCCAAGGTTCCGTTTCGGGAAACCAAAGACTTCGCTAATCCGATTTTCACCCCTAGAGATTCCATAAGTATTAAATATTCACGAGCCACCCTACCTTGAGCCAATACGATATCATCACCCAGCACCGCATAGTCAGTAAACCACGAAAAAGGTCTTTTCAACGGATTCTTTAAGGAATCCCTCTGATGAACCCTAAACGCAGCTCACTGAACTATAAAGTGGTGAGTGAGAGCTAGCATCGCCCAAGAAGAAAGAGCGCCCATTGGTTGACCCACGGCATATTTAACAGTCTCCGGGAGACTCGGATCAAGTTTCCGAGCTCTTTTCGGGACCGCATAATGCCGTCCTACTAAGATTTCCTTTCAATGCTGCGCAAAGTCTAGTCCGAAGAAATCGGCCAGAACCTCTACTTGCAAATCTACAGGCAAACGGTCGGTGGCGGAAGACAAGTCATAGCATCAGAAACGTTTAAGTCCCTTTTGCAATAACCTATTAACCGGCGCCATTTGGTCAAAAGTCCCATCCTGATCTATTTTCCGCAAGGAATCAAAAATAGTATCGTGAAGAGGTTTCAACAATCATTGGGTTCAAGGATCAACCATAGCAAATATCCTAACTTTTCCGGCCGGTTCATCTTTCGCCCCTAATTTTCCAAGAGCCACAAGAGACTGATAAACTAAATCAGGCGATCGTGGAAGTATTTGAGAAAATCGGAGTACCTGTTTCACAATCCAATCATTTCCAGACTTAGAAGCATAAAGCTCCCAATCCTTCCAGATCGAACTTGTTACTAAGGCTTTAGCCGAGTATGCGAGAGAGATCATCGAAGTCGAACAAAGAGCTAACTCTTCATCCCAACCTAAATGAGCTGTCAATGGACTCGACTTACGAATTACAAACGGTCTAGCGGCTAATCTTATCCGTGCCTCCCAGAATATCCTTTCTTTGATATCCATGGACCAAATCGCAGATGGGTCGGACATAGTATCTCTTCTTGCTGATACTAGTGCAACCCCCTTACGATTGATGGCCGGCATTCACCCGCCTTTCTTAAAGGTTTCGAGTGAAGGCCGAAGATCGAGTCAAGATTTACCGATATTAGTAATCGAGGAAAGATCAATATTTCCCGGATACTCTAACACACGATATAGTGCGAATAAAGACATCCAGAACCGGATTACACGCCGGTCCCCTTTCCTAATAAGTTTTCTTTGCTGCGCAGGTATAATACGAGGTATTCCACTTTTGGTTCGGCTCACTTTTGGGCCCAATCTCGTAGAGTCTATAATCATCTGATTAGCGACCGACTGTTGAAGATACACAGAGCATGCCTTGAGGTATTTAACCACCCCCGGCATTCCCTGATTTCTTCATAATCGATGTAATTCCTTCAGATAGCTCTTCTCAATCCGAACTCAAGAACGCGACGTTGATCCTATTATTACTCTCCCTAGCTTTATCAGCCAAGAAGTTAATAACTGTCCGCCTTTTACAACGAACTTACCAGTAAAGTCCAAACTGCTTGAAATTAAACGCATCTTCGCCGAGCAAAGTAGCTTGGTTAATGATGTTTTCATAGGTGAATATTTTATAACGGAATTAGTGTTGTCGGTTCAGTTCTCAACGAATTGAGATACCTCTGGCTCAGTTAGTCTATTTCTTTGTGGACTGATCTTACCTTCTCCCTCTTGGGAGTATTTCCTAAACAACCTCTAGGCCTGCACGGCCCGACCCTTTCGATAGATATAAATTTACGGAACAGCGCCCGCTATCGAGGCTATTGTGAGCCTTTATACTCCAATAAAGTTCCCATTACTTAAACTTTGGTAGACCGAGGATTCTTCTTCCCCAGTCTCTAATCCCTCCATCGTCGTACTGGTAGTTTGATTCCAAGGAGCCGAAATCTACACTTCGGTTTCGAACATTTCTGTTCGGCCGCAGGTACCCCTTTAAGGGGAAGACTCTCGTCTCCTTCTGGCTTCATCAACCCAATTATTTCTAACTGGCTGACGACCAGACTATCCGAAGATAGAAGTGTCGCTTTAGGTACAACATCCACACATACTCAACTAAGAGAACGCGCGAAGGCTGCATTGCAGGCTTTGTGCAAGGAGATCCAGTCACAAATAGTGATATT